AGCGGCTTGTCGTTCATCGAGATCGTGACCGAGCCGTCCCCGTGCTCGATCCGCAGGATCTCGCCCTCGTCGTTGATCTGCGGCTGATCGGGGTCGTCCCCCGCGACTTCGATGTCGATGTCGTCGTTGGCGCTGCCCATCGCCGCCGGCGGCGGCGCCAGCCGCAGATTGGCGCGCCCGAAGCCGCCCGCGGCCGCCATCAGAGCCGCACCCGGTGGCCGCCGAACAGCCAGAAGATGATCAGGATCACCAGCAGCACGCCCACGATGCCGCCGAAGCCGCCGACGCCCCAGGTGCCCTGGCGATAGCCGTAGTAGCCGTAGCCGCCGCCGAAGATCAGCAGGATGATCAGGATGATCAGGATGAGGGACATCAGACCTCGTCCCTCAGCTTGTAGGTCTGGCGCTTGGTGCCGCCCTCGATCGTCCACCAGGCCTTGCCGTCCGGGCTCTTCCACGGCGGCACGTAGTGCTCGCCCTCGGTCTTCAGCGGCGCGAGCCCCAGACCAGGGCGGTCGACGACGGTCGGCTCGGCCTCAGGCAGCTGGAAGAACTCGCTGACCTTCATCAGTTCGCCCGCCTCATCTCGCCGAGGTAGCGGTTGATGCCCTCGAAGGCGGCGGTGGGCTCGTCCACGGCGGCGATCTCATAGCGGCGGTCGGGGAGGGGGTCGCCGGTCACCAGCGAGCCGGTCACGGTGACCACGAACGGCAGATCACGGACCCGGTCGGCCACCTCGAAGGCGCCGGGATCGACGCTCGCCTGGGCCCTGATGTCCGGTTGCGGGAACACCCCCGCCTCCTCTGCTGGACGCCCCGGCGCCGGTTCTCCGGGGGCGCGCAAGGGGCCGGTGGGGGACCTTGGGCGGTGGATCGCGGCGCCGGGGCGGGCGGAATATGCTGCTCACTTTACGGGTTTCGCAAGTGGCGCTCAGGCGGTCGGGTAGAGCGGGGCGGGGTCGCGCCGGTACTCCAGGGCGGCGTTGAGGTCCGCCAGCCGCTCGGCCGGCAGCGCCAGCAGCCCCCGTTCCCGAAGGCAGCGCAGCGCCTGGCTGACCGTGTCGACGTAGTCGTCGTGCGCCCCGTGCGGGAAGCTCTCGACCTCGCGGATGCACTCCTCGGCCCACACCCGGAAAGTCGGCTCGCCGGGCAGGGAAGGGGCGTAGACGATGCCGTCGCGGACGGAGAACATCACCGCGTGCCCGTCCAGGTCGCGCATCACCCGCCCCTGCGGATCCTTCTTCTCGCGCAGCTCCGGGGCGAACAGCGGCACCACCGAGTGCAGGCGCGCCAGCTTGTCGATGCTCTTCGGGTCGTTCAGCTGCACGCCCCAATCCTCGTGGCTGTAGAGGCGCTGCATCTCCTGGGCGACGCTGATGCCGGAGGCCTTGTTCTCGATCAGCAGCAGGTCGACCCGCATCTTGCGGCAACTGTCGGCGACCCGGACAACCAGTTCGTGGAACGGCAGCCGGGCCCGCCAGCCGTGCATCAGCATCACCCGCGGGCTCTCCTCAGCGTAGTTGCGCTCGCCCAGGTAGATGGGCCGCCCGTCGCCGCCGATGACCCGGCCGGGCACCGCCACCACATCGTAGGTGAACACCCCCCAGACGGTCATGGCTGAGTAGTCGTTCTCAGTCTTCTCAGTGAAGGCAGTATCAAGGCTCGCCAGGATGAAGTCCATTGGCGGATATGCTTCTCTCTCCCATGCGTTCCACCATGCGTACTTAACAACGCCCCCACCTTTCGGTTTCGGCGACTGCTCGAGCTGGCCGGCGGCGGCGAACGGGCCCAGCGTCTGCTCCAGCTGGCGCACGGCGCGGTCGGGGAAGCGCTCCGGCCAGAGCAGTTCGCCCTCCTTGGTGCGGGGATCCTGCCAGCCGATGCTGGTGGCGAAGGCGCGGGGCGGGTCGTAGTGCATCGGCAGCACCAAGTGGTCCCAATCGCCGATCTGCTGCTCGAGGACGTGGCCGGTGAGGTCGTTCTCCGCGAGGCGCTGCTGGATGATCACGAAGGCGCCCGCCTCGATGTCGTTGAGGCGGGTCGACGCGGTCTGGTCCCACCAGTCGATCACCTCTTGGATCGCCGCCTCGCTGAAGGCCTCGTTGGCCGCGTTGGGGTCATCGATGACGATGATGTTGCCGCCGAAGCCGGTGGCGGTGCCGCTGATGCTGGTGACCAGGCGCTCGCCCGCCTTGTCGTTGACGAAGCGGTGGCCGGTGTTCTCGTCGCCCAGCAGCTGGAAGCGGTGACCCCAGCGGCGGCGATACCAATCCGAGTTGATCAGGCGGCGGTTCCTGAGGCTGAAGCGCAGCGCCAGCTTCTCGGCGTAGCTGGCGTAGACGAACTGCACGCCGGGCCCGCTGGTCGGGCTGTCCTCAGGCTGCGCCCACGTCCAGGCCGGGAAGCAAACGCTGCACAGGGTCGATTTGCCGGAGCGGGGCGGGATGTTGATGATCAGGCGCTTGATCTGCCCGTCGACCACCGCCTCCAGATGCTCGCTCACCGCTTCGATCGGCCACCCAGGGCGGAACGGCGCGGGGTCGATCTGCCCCCACGCCTCACTGGTGAAGGCGAACAGATCACGCTCGAGATCGAAGCGCTCGAACTCCTGCGCCTGCGCGTCGAGGTCGATCTGGTAGCCGCCGAAGTCGACGATAGCCATCGCCGAAGGCGGCCTTCACTTTCGTTCGACGTCAAGGGGCCGAGCCGCGCCGGGCCTAACCTGCCCATGCCGCGCCCATCCGCGCCTGCGTTGCCTCGCCAGGACATGCCGCGCCATGACTTGCAGTGCCAGCACGAGCCCGGCCCCGCCTGCGCCGCCTCGCCTCGCCTCGCCGCGCTAGGCCACCCCAACCCGTGCCGCCCCTGCCTAGCCTGCTCAGCCGAGCCGTGCTGCGCTGCGCCTGCCCTTGCCGGGCCGTGCCTGCCCTGCCGGGCCGTGCCGCGCACCGCCAAGCCACGCACTCCCGACCAAGCCTGTCCCGGCCATGCCTGCCTCGCCGCGCCGCGCCGTGGCATGCCCCGCCGAGCCCTGCTTAGCCCTGCCTGCCATGCCCTGCCGCGCCTGGACTGGCTACGCCGGGCCAAGCCACGCCGCGCCTGCCTCGCCCATCCAGCCCGCGCCCAGCCTGACCTCGCCTTGCCCGGCCTGCCATGCCGTGCCCACCGACGCCATCCAACGCCAAGACCTGCCCTACCTAGCCTGCCAAGCCACGCCCGGCGTTGCACTGCCACGCCCGGCCTCGCCCAGCAGCGCCTGCCGCGCCCCGCCTTGCCAAGCTAGGCCCACCGACGCCCCGCCGTGCCTGCCTTGCCGTCCCAGCCCGGGCCTCGCCTGGCGGACCCCACCCTCGCCTGGACTGCCGAGCCCCGCCGAGCCGAGCCATGCCCCGCCTCTGCCTAGCCCTGCCTGCCGAGCCCTGCGACGCTGAGCCCTGCCCAACCAAGCTCGGCCGAACCCAGCCTGCCCCGCCGTGCCTTGCCATCCCCGGCGGTGTCGCGCCGGGCTATGCGGTCCCCAGCCACGCCTGCCTTGCCAACCCTGGCCTCGCCGTGCCGTGACATGCTTGGCCCAGCCTGCCACGCCAACCCAGGCCCGGCCTTGCCGTCTCGTGCCCGGCCTCGCCCAGCTTTGCCTGCCTTGCCAACCCTCGCCATCCCAGCCCTAGCCTTTCCCGGCTACGCCTGGACCTCGCCTGCCGCGCCCAGCCTGTGCCCAGCAAGGCCCAGACCCGCTGCCCGAGCCGCGCCTTGCCTGCCTGGCCGCGCCGGGACGGGCCTATCCCCGCCTGTCCCGGCCGCGCTAGGCCCAGCCTGCCGCGCCACGCCATGCCCGTCCTGTGCGCAGCACCGCCATCCCTCGCCCCGCCAGCCAAGCCTTGCCGACCCGCGCCTCGCCTTGCCGCGCCCTTCCATCCGCTGCCGGCCCTGCCGAGCCTTGCCAGTCCGACCCTTGCCAGCACCCGCCTTGCCTGCCCGAGCCGGGCCTGCGTTGCCGCGCCTCGCCACCCCCGGCGGCGCCGTGCTGAACCGAGCCTGCCAAGCCCGGCCGCGACCAGACCTCCCTGGCCTGGCCCCGCATTGCCGAACCTCGCCTGCCCAGCGTCGCCGTGCCGCGCCGCGCCTTGCGATGACGGACCATGCCTGCCGTGCCGAGCCGGGCAGGGCGCTGACTGGCCGCGCCAACCCAAGCGCCGCCATGCCTGCCGTGCCGTCCGACGCCGTGCTCTGCCTCAGCCATCCGGGCCGAGCCTGCCGTGCCGAGCCGTGACTGGCTTTGCCGAGCCAACCCGAGACCGGCCGGGCCGTGCCTGCCGAGCCTTCCCGTGCCGAACAGCGCGCTGCCGTACCCGCCCGACCCAGGCCTGCCCCTGCCTTGCCTGCCGCGCCAGCCCTAGCCTAGCCCGCCGTCCAAACCCCCGCGGCGCCTGCCGAGCCGCGCCTTGCCGCTGCCAACCCGTCCCCCGCCTTGCCTAGCCCGACCAACCCCTGCATAGCCTGCCGAGCCAGCCCGAGCCGTCCACTACCTACCCTTGCCGCTCGCTCCGAGCCTGCCTTTCCCTGCCTTGCCCCGCGCCGCGTAGCCACCCCGACCCAAGACCGGCTAGCCCCAGCTGCGCCAAGCCTGCCTTGCCCAGCCCAGCCCGGCGTTGCCTTACCGCGCTGCGCCTTGGTCTGCCGCCCCATGCCTGCCACGCCGATCCCGGCTGAGCCCAGCCATGCCAACAGCAGACGAGCCGTACCCTGCCTGCCTTGCCCGACCTTGCTCTGCCGACCTGAGCGCAGCCATGCCGTGCCTGCCCCGCCTCGCCGAGCTGAGCCGACCCGTCCGCCGCGTTGCCTGTCCGGGCCTGCCCTGCTGAGCCATCCCCGTCGACGCCATGCCCTGTGCTGCCGAGCCGACAGCGACCCGCCCTGCCTGTCCATTCCCTGCCGTGCCGCTCCAGGCCTGCCTTGCCGGCCCCCGCCGGGCCTCCCCTGGCCTAGCGATCCCCCGCCTGTCCGGGCCTGCCTTGCTAGGCCTCGCCACCCTGTGCCATCCAGACCCCCGCCTTGCCTACGACTGGCGGGGCCGGTCGCCTGCCTTCGACCAGCCCCGCCCCGATCCAGCCAGGCGCTTCCTTCAAGCCTGTGACCCAGGCTGGACCGATCCTCACGCCGCGGTCGGCGGCTCGCGCCTCGACAACTCCGCCGAAGCCGCCGACGCCGCGATCTCGACCAAGACGCAGATGTCGCGCAGATCGCGGAAGCGGCGCTGCCAGGCGCGCAGCTCCTGTATCCCCTGCGCCAGCACCAGCGCCTGCAGACGCGGATCCGCCTCGATCTCCTGCACCGGGCGGTACGAGCGCCCCTGCGTGTCGGCGATCGACAGGAACGCCCGCTTGCGCTCGTCGTTGGGCGCCGTCGTCTCGATCACCTCAATCGATCGGATCAGCGCCCGCGCCTCCCCCAGCCGCCACGACTCGGCCGCCTCCTTGTCGTCCCAGGTGAAGAACTGGCTGAGGTACGAGCGGCGGTCGGACGCCGCCTTCACCACATCCTCCGGCTTCAGATGGCCGCCGCGCTCGACGGCAATCCCCGTCAGCGCCTCGCCGATCGCCTGCGCTTCCGCCTTGTCCGCGTTGCGGAAGCCCAGCGGCCTGTCGTCCTTGAACTCGTAGCGCAGCACGGGTCCTACTCCGCGGCCAGAGTGATGGGCGCGGTGTCCGCCAGCTCAGGGACGGGGCCGCCCTGCGTGTACTCCTCCCAGGCCAGGCTCTCCGAGCGGTTGGCCAGGTGGTAGGCCCCGAACATCCCGTGCCGCTCGTTGCGCCACTCGCCCAGACCACACGCCGTCCCCGCCTCGCGGATCAGGAACGCCAGGCTCTCGGCCGACACCACGTTGGTGTTCAACACCCCCATGATCCGCACCGCCCAAGGCCAGAACTGGCCCCGGTAGGCCAAGCTGGCGGTCTTCTTGAGCCCCACCCCGACGCGGACCATGTCCTCCCGCATGGCCGGCTGCGGCGCCCAGATCCGCACCAGCGGCAAGTCGCAGATCGCCCCCGCCTTGGCCGGGACGCCCCTCGCCATCCTGCCGTGGATGAACAGCGCCGACATCACGTCCGTCCGGGCGATGCCCTTGTCCTTGTGCGCCACCGCCAGGATCGAGTTCTTCACGCCGGTCGCCGGGAAGCCCCAGACCGGATCGCCCTTCTCGTCATTGCCCATCGCGTAGAGACTGTCCCTGAAGTCCTGGTCAGGATCCCTGGCCTCGCGGCCCGCCTTGGCGCTCTTGCGCTGCTTGCTCAACATCTCCAGCCTCGCCTTCAGGCTCCAGGCATGGGTGATCAGCGGGGTGTCCCCCACGATCCAACACGCGAACGGATCGGCCACCGCCGGGCCCTCGCTGAACAACTGGTGCATCTGGGTTTTCTTCGTCGCTGGCATCGGTTCCTCCTATAGCCGCAACCCAGGGGGCACGCGCTTTACAGTTCTGTCAAGTGGAACTTGTCAGGGGAGGTAATCTATAGAGGTGGTAGGGATGGGACCGAAAAGGGGACCCGATTTTGGAAAAATTGCCGGGGTATATGGGCGGGTTCCACCTGATCCGGGTTTGGTGGGGCCGGGCAGGGCGTCCCCCGCCGGCCCCCGCCTGGTGCTGCCTCGAGGGCCGGAGGGCCCCCGCTAACCCCTTGATCTGCCTAGGGTTTCTGCCCGTACAAACCTGTTACGTTCGTATCAGGTCTGCAAATCGTCCTCGCCCTCGCCCTCTTCCCACTCAGCGTCGATGACCTCGTCGCTGTCAGGCAGGCTGTTGGCGATCAGGCCCTGCGCCTGAGCGTGGGTCAGCAGCGCCCGCAGCGCCTCGCGCCCGGCCTCGTCCATCTGGCGCGGATCCAGCACATGCCGCTGGGTGTGGGTGATCTCGCCCTCCACCTTGAGGGTCTTGGCGGCGCCGTAGCGCCCGCTGTCCCAGACCGCCAACAGCTTCAGGCGGACATCGCACATGGCTTTGGCGCGCAGCACGGCGGCGCTGTTGGGGTGCGGCACGCCCTCGCTGTCGTAGGCGACATCGTGGGAGCGGTCATCGATGATCGTCAGGCACTCGACGGCTAGGCTGTCCCAGCCCAGAGCTCGCGCCTCTGCGATCTCCTCAGCGAAGGCCGGGTCGCGGGTCTCCCACTTGCTGACCAGCTGCTGGGTCGTCCCGTTGCGGCGGGCGATGACGCTGAGAGGCAGGCCTTCGACCAGGCCGCGCAGCACATCGCGCCGCAGCTGGTCGCGATCGATGCGGCGAGGACGCCTGCCTGTCTTGCCGGGATGGGGCATCGCGCGCGCGAGGCTACCACGGTTGACGCGAAGTGCGAGAGCGGGCTGCCCATTCAGTCATCCGCTCTGATCGGATGGCTGGATCGGCCGGACCCTGCGTTTCGCGCGCGACCCTCCCAAGAGTGGGGTGTCCCCGTTTCAACTAGGGGACCCCCTCCGTAGGAGGGGGGGGGGGTTGGAAGGTACTTGGAAGGGGGGTTGGAAGCGGTTGGAACGGGGGGTGGCAGGGGGGTTGGCAGGGGG